TGTTCCCCATTCGCAAGGAACATGAAACGCCACAGCCTACGAGGTGGACTTAATGCGATTTTTAGAATATCAGCACCCTGACTATGACATACACGAGCAGCGGTGGGAGTTATACCTTCGCTCATACTTAGGGGGCGAGGATTATCAGAACGGGTCATATCTGACCCCATACCTCAACGAATCAAAAGACGAATATAGCAGACGGGTTGCATTGACGCCTGTTGATAACCACTGTCGCAACATTGTGCATATATATTCGTCGTTTTTGTGGAGAGTTCCACCTGTCCGCAACTTTAACGGCCTGACTAACAACCCCGCACTAGAGTCATTTATCCACGATGCGGACCTCGATGGCATGAGCTTCAACAGCTTTATGAAGCAAGCGCAGATCTGGTCGTCAGTGTATGGGCATGTCTGGATACTGGTTGATAAGCCGCAGAGCAATGCAAAGACACGCGCAGAAGAGCTAGACCAAGATATTCGTCCCTATGTGACCCTATTCACGCCTGAAAACGTGTTCGATTGGAAGTATGAGCGCACCCCTAGCGGGCGATTTGAGCTTTGCTATCTTAAACTGCGTGAATCTATTGACAGGGAAGACGCAACCACAACGGTTAGCTATTTCAGGTTGTGGCGAAAAGAAACCATTGAGTTTTGGAAGGATGACGGTAATACAGAGACCAAGATCGAAGAGATACCCAACCCGCTAGGCAAGATCCCTGCGGCTTTTCTGCCGGGAGCGCGTAGCGTTGTTAGAGGCATCGGGATATCAGATCTGAGTGACGTTGCGTTAATGCAGAAGGCGATCTATCAAGAGCTAAGTGAGATCGAGCAGCTTATCAGGATCAGCAATCATCCTTCGTTGGTTAAGACCTACGACGCAGACGCGAGTGCGGGAGCAGGGTCGGTTATTAATTTGTCTGAGGACAGTGACCCCGGCTTAAACCCTTACCTGTTGCAACCAAGCGGACAGAATATCGACTCAATCCGAGAAGCAATCAAGGATAAGGTCGAAGCGATCAACAAGATGGCGCATATGGGTGCGGTTAGGGGCACTGAAGCACTAACCCAGTCAGGCGTGGCAATGCAGACCGAGTTTCAGATGCTTAACGCCAAGCTATCAGAAAAAGCCGATTTGCTTGAACTTGCTGAGGAGCACATCTGGGGTTACTTCTGCAACTGGTTAGGAATCACGCCTGACGTAGAGGTTTTTTACCCTGACGCTTTCGATCTGCGCGATTACGAGAAAGAACTTGTGTTCTTGCAGCAAGTCAGAGCCAGCGGTGTGCCTTCTACCACTATGCAGCGCGAAGTTGATAAACAGATCGCTGACCTAGTATTAGATGATGAGAAGCTGTCAGAAGCACACAAAGAGATCGAAGCACAAACCCGCGTCATAGGACAATTCCCGATACAGGCTGAATAATGGCGGCCAATGACGATTATGCTGACTTTTTAGAGCGGCTAACTGACACTCATCAGCGCCGATTGGCGGGAGTTCTTCAAAGTTTAGAGGGAAGTATTGCTTCCTATGTAAACAGCGCACCAGATAAAGCAGGAAAGCTATTCGATCTAGAGTGGTCTCTTCAGGCTAGGCAAGAAGTTCGCCGTTTGATTGATGTTGAATTTTTATCTGAAGCGCAAGGCATTATCGACGGATATGTAGACGTAGCAAGCAGGCAGTTTTCGATGCTGTCAAACTATGGGGACTTTACAAGAGTCGCGCCAGAGGCTATCCAAGCCTTGCAGCAGCTTAGTTTCCAAGGCTTTCAGGCCATAGCCGATCAGCAGCTAGACACCCTTGCGACTGGCATTTACCAATCTACCCTGACAGGTCGCAGTAAAAACGACCTAATCAAAGAGCTACGCGGTCAGATAAACGGCGTATACCAGCAAGCAGACGACGAAGAAGCTCGTCAACTGGTAGAAATAGCGCAGACCGCAACAGGTCAACGGCAGCAGGATGCAATAGACAAACTTCATAGCATCTATGCCAGAGATAGGCTGGGCAACAATATGCGCCGTTATGCTACTCAAATGGCAAACGACAGCCTTGCTCAATATAGCGCCTCAATAACTAGATCGACGGCAAACGAGGCAGGAATAACAAACTTTCAATACTACGGCGATGTGATACGTGACAGCCGCGATTTCTGCATAAACAATGTAGGCAAGACCTTTACAGAAGAAGAGATCCAAAGGAAATGGGAGGGAACGTGGGCCGGGAAAGCGCCGGGAGACCCCTTCATAGTCAGAGGCGGCTATAACTGTCGTCATCATTGGCTGCCAATCGTTGAGCCTGAAGTTGAAGAGATCGAAGAGGAACAGCCGCGCACGAGAGGAGCTTTCCCGAAAGCCAAAACAGGTTTACCCAAGCAATGGGACGATTTAGCGAATTCAGACGGCGGGATCAGGCCAGAAGCGGCGAAGATAATCGAAGGCCTAGACAAGCCAGAAATTAAAGCCTCTAGAGGCAAACAAAGACCCCACTATGATGCCTATAGGAACGTAGTAACTACGTATAAGAACAACGATCGAGCGAAACGCGTTTTTTTGCATGAGTATGGTCACTATATCGATTTTGAATTGGCTGGATCAGCAGGCAGCTTAGCAAATAGGACAATCTCAGAAACCTTTTTCGCAAAAGCCGCAAAAAAAGACGCAAAAAGGCTAGGAATTTTTCAAAATTTCGACGAAAGATTAAGCCCATCACAAAAAATGAGAAAGCGAGACGCTGCCGCCGTCAATAAAGTAAAAGAGTTCAAAAAAGATTTTTTTGAGCGGAAAGATTACATCCCGAAAACTGGCAAATACAAAGGTTTAGTGAGGGGAACAATAAGCAGCCCAAGGTTTCCCGGCGCAGATCTTTTAAGCGATATCATAGACAGCTTGAGCGAGGGTGCAATGTATGACGAGGCTGGAGGCGTTGGCCATGGCGGTAGATATTTTTTAGGCCATAACGCTATCAAAATGCAGCAAACAGAGAACTTTGCAAACATGTTCGCCCTTTGGTCAGAAGATAATGAGGGATGGGACAGGGCGCAAAAGTTATTCCCTGAGATAACAAAAGAATTTTTAGAAATAGTTGGAGAGTTTGGCTAATGGATGAGGCAATAAAAGAGCATTTAGAAATTTTTGGGGTTGAGCCTTACGTAATTGGTTTATATTGGTCAGACCAAGAGGAGTTCTTGGATAGGATTTATCAGTCAATTGAAGATCAAGAGCCTTATGATGAGCGTTTGGAATTGACTCCAGAAGAGTTAGAATCTTATAAAAAAGGCCAATTGAGGTTTTAAACATGTCAAAAGAATTAGATAGAGCTAGGAATTTATGCGCCAGAAGGCCAATACCACCGGCTATCAGGCAGCTAATCGAGCCGCTAAAAGCCAATGCGCCTGAAAGCGAGAGCGCAGACTTCGCAGAATTGCACGCAGTAATTGATGAATTGCTGCCCATCGAAAAACCCAAAGCCAAAAGGAAGAAGAAAGATGCCGAACCATTACGGACAGAAGAAGTCGGGCAAGAAGAAGAAGAAAAAGCCGATGAGGAAATAAACTAGATTAACCTTGAATTTATAGGTTAAACTTCCCGCAATACTCATTAGAGGATAATCGTTACGTGAGCGAAGAAATCATGGAAAGCGTCGAAACTGAAACGACCGAAACCATTCAGGAACAAAAGACTTTTACGCAAGACGAGTTAGACCGCATTGTTGCAGATCGCATAGCGCGAGAACGCAAGAAAGCGGAAAAGAAACTCGAAGGGATAGACCTAGAAGAAGCACGCAAAATCATGCAGGAGCGTGAGCAAGCGGAGCTGGAACGCCAAAAAGAACGTGGCGACTTTGAGAATATCCTGAAGCAGACAGTCGAAAAGAAAGATATGGAGATAACGGCGTATAAGCAGAAGCTGCAAGAGACATTGGTCGATGGATCATTACTCAACGCAGCCAGCAAGCATGAAGCAGTATCCCCAGATCAAGTATCGCAGTTACTGAAGGGCCAAGTGCGACTCGCTGAAGATGGCGGGGTTGAAGTGCTAGATCCTCAAGGAACGCCGCGATATAACGAAAGCGGCAATATGCTTACAGTAGATGAGCTAGTTGCTGACTTTTTAACAGCTAATCCGCACTTTGTCCGCGCTTCTAGCGGTGGAACAGGGAGCATAGGAAACGCTGGTGGCTTGACTCCGAAGCCTGTATCGGTGGCTGATATGGTCGATAACTGG